GGGAGCGCGCCGTGACTGCCGCCATACGCGAAGCCGGAACTGGTCTCAAATCCGCCTGGCGGACACAGATCACAGGCGCTGGGCTGGGCACCCGACTTGGCAACTCCATCCGCCTCGCCAGCTTCCCGAAATCCGGCGACAGCTTGAACGCAGCAGCGCTGGTCTGGTCGAACGCCCCGGTCATCATTGGCGCCCATGACACCGGCCCGCTGATCCGGTCGAAGGATGGCTTTTGGCTGGTGATCCCAACGCCAGCCGCCGGAAAAAGCACCAAGGGCGGCCGCATCACGCCGGGCGAATGGGAACGTCGCACCGGTCTGCGGCTCCGGTTCATCTACCGCCGCCGTGGGCGGAGCCTTCTCGTGGCGAAGGGGAGGTTGAATTCGAAGGGTCGAGCCGTAGCGTCGAAGTCGAAAACCGGACGCGGCCTCGCGACCGTGCCGATCTTCCTGCTGGTGCCGCAGGTCAAGTTGCGCAAGCGGCTGGATCTGGCGCGGGATGCCGAACGAACCATCGACGACTTGCCGGGGCGGATCGTAGCGAATTGGGTCGACGGCAAGGTGACCTGATGTATGGAATCCGGACGACGCTGCCGATCCGCCGCTAAGCTTGCACAGATTGAATGAAGCTGCGCAGCGCCATCAGGGCGTCGTCTGGCTTGTCGCCCACCACCCCGTGCCCGCAGTCCGGAAATTTCAGATGGGTCAGCAGATCGGGGTGCAGCCCAGCGGCAATCTCGTCGCTGAGCTCGGGTGGGGTGATGGGATCGTTTTCTCCGACAAGAATCAGAGTTGGGCACTCGATCTTGCCAAGGTCAGCCCGGAAATCCATACGCCCTTGTTCGTTGCGCGGCCCATTGAACCATAGAGCCGTTTCATTCCTCCATAGAATACGCGATAGCCAATCCGTCGAGGTGGACCTGTTGTGGCTATAGAAAGGCACACAGCGGTCTCGGAAAAGTGCCCGTCCCTCCGCTGTCGGGTTCTCCCAATATGCCTCTGCGATATCGCGAATCTCGTTCCCGCCAAGGCGACCAAATGCATTGTAGACGCTTTGAAAGTTGACCTTGGCCGCTGTGCTGATCAACACCAAACCTGCCGCATGGCCGGGGTGGCGGGTTGCATATGAAAGTGTGACAAAACCACCGAACGAGGTTCCGATAACAATTGGACTTTCAATTCCAAGGGCATCGCATAGTCCCTTCAGATCATCGCCCCATTGCGCAAGGTTCCAACTGTTCTCGTCGCAAAGGTCGCTTCGTCCATTGCCTCGGTGATCATAATAGATCACCTGCGCGATGTCTGTCAGCTGCGAGAAATACGGTTTGTGTACTGTGTGATCACCGCCCGGCCCACCATGGACCATCATGACCGTCGGCTTCTGCCGCATGGTTTTGCCATCCGGTGTGAGGCTCTCGCCGTCAACATCGAAGAAAAGCCTAGCTCCGTTCACTTGCGTATACATAGCGTCCTCCGTCATTCGTGGCGTTAGTCTCTCCGGGGCCGAATAGATGTGCAATGACTGATATGGGCTGAATTCGGCCACTGTCTAATGGACAAAAAATGCCCACCACACGCGAAACCGTCCTCGCTGCGCTGCACGCGCGGCTGTTTTCGCTTGCCGCCCTCACCTTGCGTGACGAAGTACTGCCCGAGCGAGTCCCGGCGGCAGGGCTGATCATCCTGCGGGACGGCCAACCCGGCGAGCCAGAGGTGACGCTGTCGCCCCTGCGGTACCACTACCAGCACCGGGCCGAGCTCGAGGTGGTCGTCCAGGCACCGAATGGCCGCGCCACGGCTTTCGACACTCTGATCGCCGCCATTGGCACGGAGCTGGAAGCCGACCGCACGTTGGGCGGCCTTTGCGACTGGGTTGAACCCGAAGCCCCGGCCTCAGTCGACCTGCCCATCGAGGGCGCGGCGGCGCTGAAGGCGGCGGTCATCACCGTCGTGCTGCACTACACCACCACCGGCCCTCTGGCCTGACACCCCGACAGCAAGGAGAAAGATATGGCACGTGCGCAAGGCGCGCGGGCGCAAATGGCGCTTGCGTATGAGACAGTTTACGGGACCCCGCCGCTCAGTGGTTTAACGAAGATGCCGTTTGCCAGCACTTCGCTGGGATCTGAGCAGCCGCTCCTGAACAGCGAGTTGCTCGGGTATGGCCGCGACCCACTGGCCCCAATCAAGGACGCGGTGACGGCCGATGGCGATGTCATGGTGCCGATTGACGCCGAGGCCTTCGGGTTCTGGCTGAAGGCGGCCTTCGGGGATCCGATCAACTCTGGCGTTGGACCCTACACCCATGAGTTCCGCTCGGGCAGCTGGACCCTGCCATCAATGTCGATCGAGACCGGCATGCCCGAGGTGCCGCGCTTTGCGATGTATTCCGGCTGCGTACTGGATCAGCTGTCGTGGCAGGTGCAGCGCTCGGGCCTGCTGACCGCCACAGCACGGCTGGTGGCGCAGGGGGAGACCATCGCCACGTTGAGCGGCGCGGGCACGCCTGCTGAACTGGCGCTGAAGCGGTTCGGTCATTTCAACGGCGCAATCAGCAGGAACGGGAGCGCACTCGGCAACGTGGTCTCGGCCGAAATCACCTACGCGAACAACCTCGACCGGATCGAGACCATCCGCAGCGACGGCAAGATCGACGGGGCAGACCCATCCATCGCAGCACTGACCGGCCGGATCGAGGTCCGCTTTGCCGACCAAACACTGGTGACGCAGTCGATCAATGGCGATCCGTGCGAGATCAGCTTCGCCTATGTCCTGCCCTCTGGCGAAACCTTCACCTTCACCGTCCACGCCGTCTACCTGCCGCGCCCCCGGATCGAGATTTCCGGGCCACAGGGCGTGCAGGCCACCTTTGACTGGCAAGCGGCGAAAGCCGCCAGCCCCGCCCGCATGTGCACCGCAACCCTGATCAACGATATCGAGGCATACTGATGATCCGTCTGAACCTGACCGCCACGCCGCAATGGCTGGACCTCGCCCCCGGCTTGCGCCTGCTGGTGGGCCCCATGACCACCGCCCTGATGGTATCGGCCCGCGCCGATCCGGCAATCGAAGGGCTGCCCGATGGTGCTTCCCAAGAGGAACTGGCCCTCGCCATGGCCAAGGCCGTGGCCCGCCGCGCGGTTCTGGATTGGGAAGGTGTCGGCGATGACGCTGGCAATGTTGTGCCCGTCTCCCCCGAGGGCATCGACGCCCTTCTGGAAATCTGGCCGGTCTTCGAGGCGTTCCAGACCCAATACGTCGCCCGGGGCCTGATCTTGGACGCGGAAAAAAACGTCTCCGCGCCCTCGCCGAATGGTCCTTCGGCGGGGGCGACGGCTACTGCGCGGCCTGCACGGGGCGCTGCCCGGACTGCCCCGCAAGACTGAACCGGCCGCAAACGCAGGACGGCTGGCAGGTCTGGGATCTGGTCGGCCGCCTCGGCGGACAGTTGCGGGTAATCCCCGGTGCAGTGCTGGGCTGGGACATGGGCGCGGCCCTCGCACTCGCTGCCGCGCTGGGCATCGACACCCTGATCGCCGCCGAACTGCTGCCCGAGATCGAGGCCGTGATGGTCCGCAAACTGAACGAACAAATGGAAGGACGCCACGATGGCTGAAAAACGCGTATCCGTCCGCCTCGTCGCGGAGGGCGGCCGCCAGGTCCGCGCCGAGCTGGAAGGTGTGGGTGATGCCGGGGCGCGGGGCTTCGGGCGGCTGTCGCGCGAGATGGACATGGCGAATGCGCGCGTTGCCGCTTTTGCCCGCCGAGCGACGGTGGCTGCTGCGGCCGCCACTGCGGCGCTGGCGGCGGCGGGGGTCGCGATGATCCGCTCCGGCCTGCAGACCGTCGATGCGCAGGCCAAGATGGCGCAGTCGCTGGGCACGACGGTCGCCAGCCTTCAGGTGCTGGAGCGCGCGGGCGATCTGGCGGGCGTGTCGATGGGTCAGGTCGAGCAGGCCACCGTCCAGCTGACGCGGCGGCTGAGCCAGGCTGCCGCCGGAACCGGACCAGCGGTCGATGCCCTGGACCGCCTGCACCTCTCGGCCGAGGAGTTGCAGCGCCTGCCGCTCGATGAACGCATCGCGGCCATTCAGGAGGCGCTGGGCCAATTTGTCCCCGAAGCCGAACGCGCGGCGGTGGCCTCGCAGCTCTTCGGCGACCGCGCGGCCCTGGTGTTCACCCGGATCGACACTGCGACACTGCGCCAGGCGACCGAGGATGTGCTTGCCTTCGGGGTTGTCGTTTCCGAAGCTGACGCAGACCAGATTGAACGTACCAATGACGCGATCTCGCGTCTCGGCCTGATCTGGCGGGGTCTGTCGAACCAGCTGGCGGTCGCCGCCGCACCAGCGTTAGAAGCGGTGGCCAACGCCATGGCGGCGATTGCCAGCCGCACCGGGCCACTCGGGATCGCGATCAAGGCGCTGTTCGACAACCTCGGACGGCTGACCACCTATGCCGCGACGTTCGCGGGCATCATGGCGGGGCGCTGGGTGGCGGGCATGGCGGCGGCTGCCCTCTCCGTGCGCGGGCTGGCTACGGCGCTGGTCATCCTGCGTGGCGCCTTGATCCGAACCGGCATCGGCGCGCTGATCGTCGGCGCGGGCGAGTTGGTCTATCAGTTCACCCGCCTGGTTGAGCGGGTCGGCGGCGTCGGCGAGGCGTTTCGACTGCTGTCTGACCTCGCGTCCGAGGTCTGGGGCCGCATAGTTCTCGCGCTTGACGCGGCACTGG